TTATGAGTCTTCCTTCAAACCCAGCAAACGCTTTAAATCAGCCTTGTCTGCTTTTAAATCTTCAACCTGATTTTTTAACATAGCAATCATTTCATCCTTTTCTTCACAAATTTTTGAGGCGGCTTCGTATACCAATCCCGGTTCATTTACCACTTGTTTGGGCGGCTCTTCTTCTTCGCCTGTTACCAACCAATGCAAATCTACTTCAGGATAATTCGTAATTATATTTGCAATCGCATTGGAGTTAAGCGGACTGTCTTTCGCCTTCCCTCTAAAACTCGCAGATGTCATGCCGATGCTATGGTAAAATCGCTCTTGTGAGATGGATTGTTTCCTAGCAATTTGTACGACACGTTCTTTGATGTTTGTAAATTTATTTACCATAATTTTTAAGATTGTAAATTTATTTACATATATTGTATACTGTAAAACCATAACAATATAATAACAAATATGTTAAAACCAACGAATAATCACTATGATTACAGAAATCGAAAGAAAAGAATTGCGCCAACTATTTCAAGGATTCTACGCAGATGACGTTTTTGAAATATTGAAAGAGAAAAAGATTACCAACCGAAATGGCAAACCACACAGCATTCCATACATCAGAATGGTGTTTCAAGGAGTTCGCAACAATTCAGACATAGAGGCCGCTATTTGGCAACTAGCTAGTGAAAGAAAAAAAGAGATCGAATTGCAGCAATTGCAAAAACAGCAGATTTTAAAGAAAACCATTTCCTAAAAAGGCAATAACATAGAGTGTTGGGGTAAAAATATTTAAACATTTTTAAGTAATTGATTATCAGTATACTAACCCCCATATCATCATTAAAGTGAAATAAAAGTGAAATATTTCCACACGACATAAGTGCTGTTTTCTTCTTAAAAAGGCAAATTCCGCTACAACTTGTGCCAAAAAAAATCATAAATACAACTCTGAATTAGTTTTTTTATTTGATAAAAAGAGGCTCTTTAGTTAAACTACGCCCAACCAAGGGCGCAGTTACTAGTTTAAATTTTACTTTCAAGTGGCTTCGATCTTTTAAAATTTTTCACTAGCTCTACAATTTTTTCGGTAGTCCTAGCTCCAAAATAAAAAGTTACTGCTGTAAATAAAAGAGTACTCAGCATATCGATCCAAGAGTCTTTCACTACAAACCCATCAAACGTGCTATCAAGCATTGCCAATATAAACATTATAGCAAGTAAAAAAGCGAGTGTTAATGGTCTTATATTTTTACTCATCCAACTATCTGAAGACATATCGTTTTTATGCCTTTCAGTCACTTCTTTCATTTCGAGCTTGTCAAGTTCTAATTGTTCTAAAGCGAAAGCTTTGTCTTCTGAACTCAAAAACTGATCTTCATTAATAAGCTTTGCAATAGCAGGAATCTCATCAATTCCGGTTAGACTAGCTGCGGTGGATAATAGACTTGAGCCTACCTTTTTCCCAGATTTCACTACTGACCTTAGAAAGTTTCCTACTTTCGTTCCCTGTCCACCGTTTCTTCTAAGTTTCGGATTCTTACTCATTATTTCTAATTTTTGATAATCTTCTATACTCTAAAAGCCTTTCTTTACTGTAAGCCTTTATGCAAACAGAATTCCTTTGATTACCTCCAAGTATATAGATATACCTGTTTGTTTGTCTAACATAAAAGCCAACATGCCCATTCCAACTCTTGCGCTTTTCTCTCCATAGTACAACTACATCACCAAATTGTGGCTCTTCTACTTTTTCTCCTACTTTCAACCAGCTACGGGCATTTAATCTGCCCGAATACTCATATCCTGTAATTTTAGCGACCCAATTGGCAAAGGCACTACACCACGCCGTTTCATCTTTCAATTTCTCTCCATCGTACCCAATCTCATTAAAGTATCGAATAATTTGAGGATGATCTCCTCTTCCTTCGATCTCCTTCACTCCATACTCTTCGAATGCTTTTTTGATAGGTGTTAATCCTTCCTTTAATGCTTCTTTAATAGGTTTCATCCTTTTCTCTTTTGTTATTAAATAAAAATAATATGCCAAGGCATAATCAAATATGAACCATAGGAAATGCTTATGGTTCCAAAACTCTTCAGACAATTGCTTAAGTAAAACAATACATAAGAACACCTGTAATCCAGTTCCTAAAAGACCATTTCTGCAACTGCTTAGGTCTTTATCACTAAATCTCCTGTATATCACTACAAAATGAAACAGTATCGCCCCAATTTGTAGCACACTAAATATCTTCTCCATCATCATTGGCTTTCTTGAGATTAACACCAGTCGACTTCTTGAGTAATTTCTTAAACAAAAACTCTTCATTATCTATAAGGAAAGTGAAAAACTTCTCTGAAAAGACAGAGACAATAGCAGCAATAATCATTTTAGTGCCATCATCAAGTGTCAAACCCCACAGCTCTTGTTTATCTCTTAGAAATAAAATCAGGACAATTAAAAGACCAAATGAAATGATGAAGTAAACACCTACGTTAAGCTTTGATATTTTCACCCTCTTTCTCTTCATGTAGGCAAATCTTAAAATGATCCCTAAGGTTCCTGTTAAGAACATTTGCAGTTCGTTGATATAGTTTTTCATTTCTTAGCTAATTAAAAATCCATCCAATTTATTCCCAACAAGTAAGGTCTCTTCGGAAACCTTTTTGAACATAACATGTGCATTCCCTGCTATCGTAAATTCACTCCACTTTTCACCCTCTATCGTAATTCCTGACGTAAAAAGCTCATCTACTACAGTTTGCGGAATATTATCCGCTATATCTATTAAAAACTCTCGCGTTTTAGTAAGTTCTCCAATTGGATTTCCAGTGCTTGTTGTAACAAGTAGAGTAACCTTTTGAGAACTGACTGGCTGGCTATTATTAAACATATCCGTAAGCTGTGAAGCTTCTAACTTAAAAGAGCCTCCTACATAAGTCACGGTTAGAACTACCTTATTTTTATTCAAATGATAATTGCAGAAATAATAAACCGTTTTAAAAGCTTCTCCAACTATATTGCCTGTCCTTAAATCTTCGGCTATGTCAACCTGAATTTGCTTTCCAAGATTATCCGAAATACCAGTGGTTATTACTACACTAGAATTTTGAACTAACTCCTCAAACTCGTGAAAACTAAGATTTCCAAATAGCGTAATCTCTCCTATCTTTTTTTCATTCATCTTAATTATTATTTAATTGATTTTTAGCAAGACCTATATTTAGAGAATTAGTTTTAAAAATGGAGCGCACCTCTAGTATCTTGCTACCACTATTCCCTGTGAAAATGGTTCCTGTCGGGTCTTGCTGCTCCACAACTGTAATACCATCTAATACCTGAACCACATTTAGTAAATGACCATCTAAAACATTATTGACACTAGCCATATTATTATTACCATTTAGGTAAATCTTGTTATTCCCTTTAAAGCGAATACCACAATTCGAGTTGATACTTACTAGAGTAAGATTTTGGATCACCCCTTCGAAATTCTCCACAGTAATAATGTTGGCAGCATAAGAACTTCTTACCCCTACGTTAGAGAGTATTCTTCCACTCAAGTAATTCAAATTGCTAAAGTTTAAATCTATACCACTGTCGATATTGGAATTATTGAATATTGCTGAAGGACAGTTTATAGCTCCTGAACCAATAATATCTCCTAAGAACACTTTAGAAAGTCTATTGTGTGTAGAATACATAGATAAATTGCCAGTAGTAATTTGAATGCTATCTATTACAACCTCTACACCTACCCCAGTACTATTATAGTAATTATCAAAAATCCTTCGACTCCCTGATATATGCGAGACCTTCCTAATAGTTATTTTTGAATGATTACTAATCATAAAAATTCGTAAATTAATTTGAGGGTCAGAACTAACAAACTCATTAATTATTAAATTTGTAGAGTCTGTTGCAAAGAGTGCATTTCCTGAATAGTTAATTCCGCTATGCGGTTCTGGCTTTGATCTCCAATCAATCTTATCTATATGACCGCTGATAACTACTTTATATTTCCATGTTTCACGAGGGTGGCTTGCAAACTGTGGTGTAAAACTAAGCGTGTGATCTATAATAGCCCCGTCAGCATTTGATGTAAGACTTACTCGACCCGCAACGAAATGATATGTAGGTGTGAAATACCAGTTGTAATCTTTTGCAATTACCGAGGTACCTACATTAACATTTGTAAAATCAATTGTAGCCGTACTATCTGCATTAAACTCGGTATCAATCTGCTGTAATTCACAGCCTTCATGAACACCGTCACTGATAAAATGAAACCTTATTGCTGATTCAATTCCCGTGAGTGCATTTTTTCCGTCAAGCATTGTTTTAAATGGCTGAGACCTCTCATTTAAAACGGAATTGGTACTATCGTTAATACTACTATCAATAAAAATCGTTGTAGCATAGGAACTTGTCGGAACTGCAACCGCATTCCCTCTTTCATTAAAGAATCTAAGTTGTGAGCCATTTACATCTTTTTGAACTGAATTTTCCAATACTTGTAAGCGATCATTTGTAAGGTCATTTGTTGACAATCCTTTACCTGTTTCTTGATCGACTTTCAAAGCCAAAGCAGTTACTAAACCAACTATATTTTCTAACGCAATAAAGGCAGCTTCACCTTTTTCATTAAAAAACCTAGTTTCTAAACCACTTGTATTTTTTTGAATTGCTTTTTCTAATACCTGTAAACGACTATCTGTAAGATCGTTGGTTGATAACCCTTTACCCAATTCTTGATCGACTTTCATAGCCAAAGAAGCTGCCAAACCAACCACATCATTTACTTCAATGTTTTGTAGATCATCTACAATAAATTTTACCTTATCAACTATTTTTTGAAGTGTATCGAAATCGGCATCATCAGTATCTAAAATTGCTTTGAATTGTTGGATACGATTATCTAAATCCTTTGCAGTACCGCTATACCCAGCTTTTTTTAGGACAGTAGTAAACTCAGCCTCTATTGTGTTTAAATTAAAATCATGATCCTCTGCTGACAATCTTGATCCTTTAATAAGTCTTTTAATTAAATTCATTTTTATTCAAATACTTCATCTTCGTACACATCATTTTCAAAAACGAAACTTACTCGTGAGTAACTTTCTGCATACCATCTTCTAACCTTGATCCCTATTCTGTGAATTACTTCCGCCATAAACTAGAAATATGAATGAATAAAGTTAGATTCTACATCGTCTACGACGACTTTTACGTAAAACCCTGCTACTCCTTCGAATTCAGCTATGTACTCATCTTCTCCTAAAGTTATTTGAGTACTCACTTCGTTAGGGTCTTGAATTACAATAACTGTTGTCATTCCAACTTTTTGGATTCCAATACTTGGTTGTGGATCGAACCCAGATAAAGTGATGGTGTAAAACATCCTAAAAACAGATCTATCTGAATAGTCCAATCGTTCTACTCGTAGCTTCTCTAGAATCACCGATCTTGAGTCAATTACAGGTGAAGGCACATAAATAATCTTTTTGTTAGATTCTACATCTCCCTGCTTTACTGATACTTCATAATATCCGGAGTAGTTCTCTAAAGGATTTGGAAAGTCAAATCTATAAGCTCCTTCTGCTTCTGTAATATCACTTTCAATAACTAAACCTGTAGGATTTGCCGGAATATCAAAAATATTATTAGGATCATTATCCAATTGAATTGCTTTCAACTGCGCGTCAACCGGAGTTAAATTTCTAATCCAATAGCGAACGCTCAAATAATACCATGGATTAAAATTGAGAAAACTCCAGATAGCTGAAGGTTCAAAAAGCTCTACTACAATTTCAATTCGTGCAGATAAATCCGGCACAATAGGATCAAGAGGGTTTTCAATACTTCCTTTAGCATGATCTATCAGTGTTACCTCCGAAGTTCCTTGAACTAGATCAAGTTCTAAATTAGTTATACTCCCAAGCTTAGTAGTTTTGAACCGATAGGATATCATGTCAAGTGGACTAACAAGAGCCAGTAGTTTACCTGTAAATCTGATTTTATAATTATCCAAAAGATCATGATAGGTATTAACTACTGCTGTAGAAAAATTTTGGGTATCACTTCGGTAATATCTAGTAAACGTATTGGAATAATACTCCTTATAAGAGATGCTTTCAAATTCATCCGACGGAGATTTTAGATATAATTCATCATCTTGCTGAACATAGTAATAGTTCAAAAAATCTAAATTATAATCTGTCTGAAAAAAGAACTTGCCATTGACTTCATCTTCCACAACTATATAAGAGTCTTCGTCTAGCACCTCAATTTCAGTACTTGTGGCTTTCTTGATGTAAAAAGTATATCCATTGTGATACCTAAAGAAATCATCATCTGTTAGTCCAATCATGTAAATAGTCTGGCTCCATGAATTCAAAAAGCTTTCATAATATCTTTGTCTGACTAAATACTGATTTGAAACAAGCTGACCACTTTCAACCATTTCTCTAATCCGATCTGAGAGATAAAATCTTCTGTTTGTATTCAGTTTCTCAGTCGATGAGTGCAAAAAGTCTAATGATAGCTTTGTAGTAAAATCAATATTGCGTTCAATTGAAAAATCTTTTTGTGTTCTGCTTTGTAATTTAAGATGGCATTTTTCAAAGATGATAGTTGGACCTAAAAGAGGGTTCTGTATCACTGGATACAAGCGTAAGTTGTAATATCCCTTCTTCTTTAAATAAAAATCATTAACAGCTAGTTTACACTTTACCTGTCCTTCAGAATAAGTAAAATCAAAACCAAACGTTTGATCGAAGTCTGTATCTCCTGAAAAGTTATACAATACATATTGTGCGTTACCGCTCTTTTTAAACTGTTGAAAGGTTATGGCGTACAAAACAGAACCAAGTAGTGATCCGTCTTCAATAGCATTATTTAACTGCTGATCTGTTGCACTGTGTCTCTTTGGTACTCTGCATTCTAATGCAAAACTCAATAACTCACCTTCATTCAAATCAATAAATAATGGTTCATCTATTTGTATATAATTGCTACCTATCTCTGATGGTAAAACTCCACTTATCTGATCAAAATCAGTAAAGCTGTGATCTAGCTTACTATTTAGATAAAAAAGTCTCTTATTTATTGTTTGTTCAAAATCTACTTGTAAAAAAGAATCAGTATAAGAAAGTATCTCTTGATTTGTGATGTGAAAATCATGAATAACAGCTACGTTAAACGCTACTATTTTACCGCTTGTCATGAGTTGCCAATACTGAGGAGTCGTATCATAAATATCTTCCCTGTAATATTTGGGAAGGTGAGTCACCACATCTTCAGGTAGCAAATACTCTTCCTGTTTATCATCCCAAGTTGCTTCAATATTCTTTATAGGAGGTAGGACGGATAATTCAGGAGTTTGTTCAAATGGGATCGTAAGTTCTTCTCTAGCAAGCTCGCACCTCTGAATTTCATTAGGATTAGCAGGAAGTATTGAGGGATAAACCCTGTAAGAAATGACTTTCTCAGAAAACCATGACAAGCCAAGAACCCACCAAGCATTTTTATACTGAAAGATTCTACATCCTAATGACTCTAATAGCTTTTCTAAAACATCATAGCACGACATATTATCGTTAGTATATACAGAAACATCTACCTCTAAATCCATGTAATCTAGATCAAAGAAGGTATTCTCAATCGCTTTAGCAAAATGGATATCAAGTACAATACTTGTATACGAGATTGATCTTTGGATTACTTCAATTATCGAGGCTCTTCCCGAATCAGAAGTAAATTCAAAATCATAGTTTTTCAACCTTCCGATACCGTCTGAGGCTACAAAATTCACAAAGAAATTTCCTCCGGTAAAAGGCTCCTCAAATTGTTCAGCAAGCAAACACCCAACCCAAATTATCACCTTTTCATCTATATTAGTAGTATCATAAAGCACAACTCGATATCGAGTCTCTGAACCTGTAAAAAGGTGAAAAAACTTACCATCTTCCGAATCTTCAACAAGCATAGAAAAATGAAGCTCTGAGCTAGTAAGAATTCCAAAGCGATCTTCGTGACCATTGTAAATGAGCTTGACCGAATCTACAGCTACATCTTCTAATTGCAAGACTCTTGTATTATCTTGATTATCTACAATATCAATATCAAAAGTTTCAATCTGTCTCATCTCGTTCTACTTAACCTTTTATCTACTTCACTGAGAAAAAACTTCATCTTTCGTCCACTAAACTCGATCCCAGGAGAGAGTAAAACCTCAATACTTTGATTTGCCGGAGAAATTAGGTCAGTTAACCTGTCAAGTGGAGCTACAATCTCAGGGTTTCTTCTTGCTCCTGCATACTCTCCAATTAGCGCATTGGTTGGTCCAAAAACAATTCCTCCATTAGCAAAAGGTCTTGGAGAAGCATCACCTCCTGAAAAATTTGTTGACACCCCTTTTATCAAAGTACCAATTGCCACTAGTGCAATTCCCGCAGCTATGGCCGTAAATGGATTTTTGAAGGCTGATTTAATCGCCAACATACCTACTCCAATCTCAATAGCTGCTCTTCCTAACTGCACAGCTAAATCACCAATCGTTTTTAAAAGTAACCCTGCGACATCACCCATTGTAACGGTTCCTGAAAAAAGCCCCGCTACAATCTCTCCCATACCAACAAAGACACTAGTAGCTGCTGTTTTTAATACGCTTGTCATTCTATCTGAAAAATCTAAAAATCTATCGCCTACGGTGGTTAAAATCACATCTATCGCCTGACTATCATTTTCTAACTTTGATATAATTGGTTGCAATCCTACTGGCTGAAGTGTAGATAAAGGCTCTGCTCGCTTCTTTCGAAGGTCTTCTAAAGAATTACTCGTTTCTTCAATCGACTGAGTATTGAGTTTATTAGCTTTGATGATATCCAAAATAAGCTCTTCTTCTTTGTTCAAATCAATGAACCTCTGTTCAAAATGTTGCTTCCCTAAAGCCAACATTCGTTCATTCTGCTCAATCAGTACATCTCTTACCTTCTTTTCCTCAAATAGTGCCTCTTTTTTATTCTTTTGATATTGTAATATAGATTGAGCCTGTTGCAGTTCTAAATCAAGTCTTTCTTTCTCAAGCTCTTCTAACTTTGTCTGTGCTGCTTTAATCTTTGCAATCTGAATTAATTCCGCATTATATTTTTCAAGAGCCAATCGAGCCTTATCTGTTCCTATTGTTTCTAAGGTTAAATCCCCAAGATATTTAGGCGATATTTTATTTATTTCCCTAATAGCCTTCAGCCTTTCGCCTTTGCTTATACTTTCATCTTTAGCGATGGCGACTAACTCGGTTAGCTTTGCTTTTTCCTTAGCAATTGACTTTGTAGCCGTTTCTGTGATCTGGCTTAAAAGAGATTGCTTTTTAATTACCTTGTCCGATTCCTTATTGAAAATCAAAAAATAGGAAACAATAGCAGCTATACCTATTGCCAAAGCTCCCAAAGGATTTGAAGCTGCCCATACAGCCATTGTACGAAGCACAGTAATACTTGCCGATACAGCAGTACGTAAACCAACAAATGCAGTAATCAATCCCGGAATTACATTAGTCATTAAAAATCCTAGTGCCACGAGTAACGGACCTATTACAGCAGCAAGACCTCCTACAATGAGAATTGTCTTTTTTGTAGAATCATCTAAATCTCTAAGGCGTTGCACCAAAGCTTTTAGGTACTTGGTAAAAGGTAATATCGCTTTAGCAATCATGGCTCCAAACTCTTCGGTAACATCACCTAGAATATTCTGAATCTGTTTGAATGGACCAAGACCTGCTTGTGCTACAGCTTTAGCAGTTCCACCATACTGACGTTCGAGTTCGTCTAAAATGATTCCCTGCGCTTCAGACAATCTATTCGTATTTGCCAAGCTCTTTATAAGCTGTTTTTGCTCATTGGTAAACTGAATTCCTGAACGACTCAGAGCAGAAAGATTTGCAACTGGATCATTTAAAGCCTTTCCTAATTGAATCGCTGAGGATTGTAAATCTGTACCCAGCTTGGCAGATAAATCCAAGGCAATTGCCTGAGTTCTTTCAAACTCTCTTCCTACAATATTGGTAAATGTGAGTAATTGAGTCGTTACTTTTTGCAAAATATCCTCATCACCATAAAGCGAATTATCTTGCAAACCAGACGCTAATTCCTGTAATCTATTCAAAGTGATTCCAGCAGCATTTCCCGTGGATTTCAAACCGTTCTCAACCTGAGAGATTGCTTTCGCTTGTGCATCCCAATTTTTCAGAGATATTGCCGAGAATGCAACAAAAGGAGCAGTAAGACCCACAGAGAAATTTTTCCCCACTCGTTGCACTTGCTTCCCAATCTTTTTAATTTGACGAGAAGCGTTTTGCATCTGTGAAGAAAATTGCTCTAGGTCAGCAAAAAAACCTATGTTAATTTGTGCCAGTATACCGCCCATTGCTATTTTTTCTTTTTTGAGTTAAATAATTGTTCTAATTCTGCCCTTGTCTTTGGCTTCCTTCTTGCATGCGCTTGCTCTTCCCACGGGAACGTAAGCACGTCCATTGGTGACAATTTTTTGTCTTTACTGTACGGAAGGACGCTGTAATAAATTTGTAATCTGACGCGATCCCATTGGATTTTTTCCTTATCGAATTCCTTCTTTCGATAACCTCTAAGCAGATTGTAAAATTCTCTTGGTGTGAGGTAATAAAATTGGTCTATCTCAAGCCCAATTTCTCCAAGTGCCAAACTTTCTAAGTCATCAAAGCTAGGATCAAAAACCTCTTTGTGTATTGACCCTTTTTCTACTTTCCCCGTGTTTCTGGGTTTACGTCATTAACTTTGGGTAATGATTTTTGAAACTCGGTAGATACTTTACTTATCAAGTTTGGATCGCATAGCAGAACATCAATAATATCGTCAACCTCTGGAGAGGCTTTAGGCTTTAGATTTTCAATGGCTGCTAAGATTAGATTCCCGATAAAATCCAATTGCTCAAAGTTGGGATCATCAATATTATCTAACTTTAGTTTTTTAATGAGTTTATCAAAACCCGATATCTTATCATATCCGTAATGTTCACATATTTTTCTTAGACAACCATACCCAAACTTCATAGGGTATCTTTTGCCTGCTACTACTATATTCATCTCTTTCTTTTTTAAGCATTCTCAGCGATAGTTAAAGCTCCATCACCTTTTAAATTATAATCAAAAGTTACTGTTTCATCCGTGGTGGCTTTCAATGAAAAATCTGATATGTAAGCCTTTCCTGAAAAAGTTAAATTCCCTTGGACTCCATCTGTAAACTCTACATCCACCAAAGTTTGATCTTTCCAAGCTGTAGTTATGGATTTAATATCTGATTTTGTTCCATCTGAATTAATTGCGTAAGCGTTGCAACTAAAATCCCATGTTTTTCTTCCCGGAGAGTTCTGAACTCCATCTGTATCTTTACTTGCTATCTCTTTAAAATCAGAGTTTGCATTCAGTGTCACGTCTGCCTCGTGGAAGACTTGTTTTGTAGCAATTTTCATCCTCATCGCCGATCCTTCATAAAATGCCATCTTTGTTTAAATTTTAATATAAAACTTCTGTTCTAGGTAAAACCATCCATCTTCACTCACCTGTGGTCTACCTCCTAAATTTTTATAAAAGTTCTCAGAAGCTCCGAAAGCTTCTTTAACCTTATCCGCAATCTCACAGCAGCTATCATACTGCTCTGAATAACTTCGTGTAACAACTAAAAAATGATTTCCTTCTTTTGTAAAAAATCCTTCATCCTCTATGTAGTAGTTCACAAACTTTTCGCCTTCCTTATCACTCGCAATAAGCGGGTATATACTATCACTTCCATTAGATAATAATTGAACTAAAGGCAAATGATTCTTTAAGTCGTTGTATACTCTCTTACTTGAATGTTTAAAACTCATCTGCTCAATCTATCTATTTGCTTTTGTATGTATCTAGCCACTTTAGCTTCTGCATCTCTCGTAACTCCTGCCTTGGTAGTCTTATACGCTCGTTCCATAAATGGGTTTGCTTTTTGCTTTACTGTACCACCATGAACAAAACCACCGTACCAACCATCGTACTTTCTGCCTTTGCTTCTCGGTCCGACATACAAGACAGGATTTATCTTTGCTCTACCTCGCTTTCCAAGAATTTTACCTATTGACCTTTGCAGATTTTTTGGTTCGATTCTTTTCTTCGTGCGCTTTCCTCCTTGATAATGGGCTTCCTTACTTACTGGAGCTTCGGATTTTGCAGCCTTTACCGTCGGCGTCGCTACTTGTCGTAAAATCTTTAAAACCTCTCGCCTTTTTACTTTATCATCTTTGAGCGTTTTAATCTTGCGAAGTAGCTCTGCAAAACCTTCTATTTCAGCCAAAGGTTTACTCACGTCTCACTCCCTTGATTTTTAAATAGTTCCGATCTCCTATTTCAGTTACCCCTAAAATCTCGAATTTCTCACCTCGATATCTAATCAAATGATCTGTGGCTCCTTTCCCGTAACATCTATTATCAAATCTTATGGTAAAAAACTTGGTATTGTAAACAGCTACTTTCCCCTCTAGCTGCTCTTCAACTAAAGAATCTTCTACCTTAGCCCAACAATTTTTAATTAATGATTCGAACTCTAAAACAGCTCCACTTGTAGGCGATTTCTGCTCTACTACTGCCATAATTGCAACTCGCCTATTCAATTCCCCAACGTAAATTTTATCATTCATTAGTAATGGATTTTGTAAGGCGATAATAAATTATGCGCCGAAGTGAGATGTGCTTTCTTTCTATCAGACCGATATTGATAAAAATCTGTCATGATAAGTAGCAAAGCTTGAATAATAGGCTTTGGAACTTTTTCATAACCACATGTTACCTTCATCGTTACTGCATTGTATGTATCGGGCTTTACTTTTGGAAGATCTGTCTTAAAGGTGAGTTTATTCTCTAGCTTATCAATTGACTCCAAATGATACTGATCGTCCGTCAATACATTCAACTCAAGTAACTCATTTAAATATTCAACACTTTCTACTGAGATAATTTTTTGCTTGCGAAATCTACCAATATCATCAAAGTCCTTTCCCTTTACAATGAATTTTTGTTTTTGTATTACGCTTCCTGTGTAATTCTCAGCATAAGTAATCGCTGAATCAATGTAAGACTGAATAAGATCATCATCTTCTTGATCTTCCGGCTCTATCTTAAGTTGTTTTTTAGCAATCGTAAGAGAGATTACTTCGGGAGATTCAAATGTGTCATCTACAACCAAAAAAGCCATTAGCGTGTCTCTTTAGCATATTCAGTTTTAATCATTTTCTCGGCTAAATCTGCATCAATTGAAACTTTTTCTCCTACGCTATAAGGAAGCAAATATCTTCCAGAAGGCGATTTTAAAATCTCTACTTTTATCTTCTTTTTTTCACTCATTTTTCTATGATTAATAGTTAAATTGTCTTACGCTACAAGTTTCTTGTTATATGCAAATGCCTTTGGATGCACTACCTGAACATCTGCATAAGAGTTGATGACTAATCTTATTTTTCCTGCTGTTGACTGAGTGTAAGGATCAACTGTCATAGAAATTCCTCCCCAAGTACCAGTAAAGACTTGACTCCAATCGCCATAGATAAGCGGATGATTTCCGCCTAGTTCAGGAATTAAATTTGTGGAAAGCAGCTTGCTTCCGTTTAAAGTCTTCCCATCTGAAAGCATAATACTGTCTGTTCCGGCAACTTTAGGCTTGGTTTTCATTGAACCTTTTAGCGTTTTGTTACACACATAAGCTATGCTTTCATCAGTAGCATTTTCAGCCTCGATGGCAGTTTCCAAAGCAACTACTTTTTCATAATCTATTGCAGTTGCCGTGGCTCCTGCTAAATCATTTACACCGACTAAATTCAAAATCCCCAAAGGAGATTTACCTCCCGGGCCATTTAAAACCGCTCTAGCTAAAGCTCTACCGTAAGCATTGTTTAAAAGGCGTATAATGAAAGATTCTACTCCTATTGTCGATTGCATGATAAGCTGTTTTGAGATATCAACGACCGCAACAATCCGTTTGGGTTTTAAGATAGGCCCATCAAAATCTGCATCGGTCTTGGTAGTTATATTTTCATTTTCATCTGCCCAAACAAATTCGACATCTGTATTAGACAAGAGAGGCACATTACCTTTTAACCCTGTAAGCGGTGTTACCCCAAGTTCTTGCAATGGATTATTAGGGAGCAGAGGAGCAACCATCCTAGGAGCTTCGGTTATGACCAATTTTCCTCCTTTGGTTCCGCTATCACCTGTAACCGACTGGTCTCTCATTTCCATCATTGTAGATGGAACTCCAATGGTGATTCCTACTTCATCTTCTAAAGCTCCTCCTACAGCGGATCGAATCTCCTTACGGTACTCCTCATCTGCTTCCTTTTCTAATCCTTCTAATGACTTACCTGATATTGCCGAGCGCAAAGCCCTTGTTAGAGAATACAATCCTGTACTGTTCTCTTTTTTGTGAATAGCCGGAGCTTCAACTCGCTCCCCATTTTCTTCAGCTGCTCTCTTTTGATTTTCCTCTACAATCTTGGCTCGTTTAATCTTTGGCTTCAATCCTTCTATTTGACTTTGTATATCGTCAAAACGAATTTCTTCTGCTTCGGTAAGTTCCCTGTTTTCATTTTTTGCCTGCTGCATTATCGTATCTTGCTGCTGCATAAGCTCTGATCTTTCTTCTTTAAGCTCTTTCAATCCTTTCATTTTTGATACTTATTTTTGTTAATAATTACTTGCAACTCTCTGAGAGTTTTTCCATTTCTTTTTTGTGCTTTTTGCCTTAGGTCGAAACTTCTTTTGGCTACTGTGGTATCTTCGTAGGCAGGGTAGGTGACAGGAGAGACATCGTACAATCGTTCTACTTTCTTGATTTGTCTTAAATCCAAGTCATCATCTTGTTCAATCCAAATCGACTCCTTCGTTTTGAATTGAAAAGAAGACTGAGATACATCTCCCGATCTTATAGCATCTTCTAAATCTTTTGCGTAGGTTCGATCTGGCGTAGTGTAGCGATATTTTAGTCCTGTATTATCTTGCCAAAGTTCTAAAGTACCCGAAGCGGTACGACCCAAAATCAATCTTGGATCGTGGTTGATTAAACATCTCACATCATCTTCTAACACATCATCAAACGCTCCGGGTAGGACTTCTTCATAAAACAATTCTCCAATCTTAGTTCTATTATTAAACAGAGCCGCAGTTCCTTCTATCACACTGACTCCCTCGTTCTCATTCTCACTCCTCCTTTCTATTGTTAAGGGAGCCACAATCCTTCTACTCTCCAGCTCTGTTATTTTATTTGACATTTTCTATCTTATTTTTTAATTCCTTCAACTTTAAATCTATCTGTTCCAAGGTTTGGGTATTTACCGGAGTAAGTGGCTCACTTAATCCTTCAAGTTTGTTTAACTCCAATAGCAACCGCACCTCATTTCTTGTCATGACTCCGGCATGAATCATCTTAGAGAAGTATTCTGCTTGAGCTTGTAAATCTGCCCTTATTAAGCTTCCTGTATTGAACTTTACTTGGTATCCTTGTCTTTTCTCTTTAGTTGTGAACAGCTTTACATCATACTCATTCTGAAACTTTAAAGCCCACGGCAAAATGCTGTCTGAAACATGCTGTATCTCTTGGTGTTCTATATTTGAAAACGTGGCGTTTTCTAGGGCTTTGAGTTTGTGAGGTGGTAAATTGAGCCAACGTGATACTTCTAAAACTCCATATTTGTTTGTGAGTAAAAATTGACTTTCTTGAGGCGTGAGACTGATGTATTGAAATGATCCCATCTCATCCAATACAGCCACCTTGTGCGGTCCTTTTTGTTCAAGATGCTTTCTAAGACCTCCCGCGTATCTATTCTTTCCATCAACATCCAAAGGCTTTTGCGTAGTTACAACTGCAATCCCTTCTCCTTTGGAATTGTAATAGTCTGATGAAAACTCTTGCGAACTCAGAGACACACCTAAAGAATGCGCTGCCATCTGAACTACTGAAATACCTGTGATCCCGTTCAAAGAAAATCCCGGAATATGTAGAATTTCATAATCTGAATATATTTCTCCATCTATTTTGTAGAATAGTCTTTTATTACTCTTAAGTACTTCTACCGATGTTTTATCTTGATCTACAACCTCTAAAGCTGTGATTTTTTGCGTTAGCTCGTTTCTTATGATAAGAGCGTAAGCATTGCCTTTTAAAATGGCATATTGAAGCATAATCTTATCAAAAGAAAATGCGGTCATGTAGCCATTAGGACGAGTTGAAATCAAATACGAAAGCTCATGATCTTCTCTTGTTAAACGATCCCCTTCTTTCTTTTGAATGATATGTTTTGGAAGCTTTGCAAAATCGTTGGTAATAAGTTCTATACCGTTGTAAAATGCCGAGAGTGTTAAGGATGTATTTTGATTTACAGGAATACCTCCTTTAGTATTTCTACCAAAGAATCCTAAAAACCCACCACCAGATGAAACCACCTGTGGATTGGTCTTTGAAAATTCTTTAAGTAGTGCTGCCTGTAACAT